TTATTCGGTGAATAGGGCGCCCTGCCGCCGCGCCATCTCCTCCTGGCGCACCGTCTTCACGATCTTGTAAATCCACTGAAGGGAGACGCCGTACTTCCGGGCCAGCTCGCTGTGGTTGGCGCCGGTGAAGTCGTCGTAAATCTGGCGATCGCGCTGCGAGAGCTTGTAGGACAGGCCCATCGGGAAATAGATGTTCTGGCCGCCCCAGTGCGCGGCCATGCGGTCGGCAATCTCGCGCCCGACTTGATCGGCCTTGTCCTTGTCGAGGCCGGCGCTCTCTTTCAGCGCCAGGGCGCACTGTTCGGCCAGATCGACCAGCAGCTCCGGCCCCTTGCTCTTGAAATCGCCCTTCTGGCGATCGTCTTGGAATGCAGCTTCGGCCATGTCTATCTCCCTCTCTTCAAAACGTCGTTCAAGCTCTCCCAGGCAGAGTGCATTGGGTCAAAGGTCTGGCGCGTGAACGCCCTGTTCAGTACGGCATTGAGCTGGCCGCGTTCGAGGTCGGACAGCTGCAGGGCGCCGACCTGCGGCACCAGCGCTTTCACGGCCTGCGGCAGGAAGCGCATGGCCCACTTCTTCATGGTCTCGATCAGGCGCTCGGCCTGCTCGCCGCTGATCCACTGCAGAGCATCCACCCCGGCGATGCGCTTGACGTAGGTGGCCAACGCTTCCTCTGAGGGATTCTTGACGGCGCCCAGCTCATGCAGGAACAGCCAAAGGGCGCGGATTTTCTTGCTCTCCCCATCCTGGGCGAGCGGCCGGGAGGGCTTTGCCTGGGCCGGCTTGGCCTTGGAACGCACCTTGAAGCCACTGCGCTTCAGGTGTTCCAAAACCTTCTCCAGTTCTGGAATGGTCAGATCGGCCGACGACGCCTTCTTTCCAATCCGCTGCAGGATGGCGCGATAGGTGTCGTCGTCCATCGACAGGTCGCGCTTGGCCACGTGAATCAAGCGGATCAGGCGCTGGCGGTTAGGGGCTGGCATCGTTCTCTCCTGAAAAACCATCTCCCGAAGCCGCCCGCGAAGGCGAGCGGCTTGAGGCGAGGGTTTAGGCTGCGGCCGCGTCCTTGAGGGCCTTGGCCGGCGAGAACTTCGGCGCACGCTTGGCGGCGATCTGGATGGTCTCGCCGGTCTTCGGGTTGCGGCCGGTCTTGGCGGCGCGCTGGGCGCTGCCGAACTTGCCCAGGTCGGTGATCGCCAGCTCGTTGCCGGCCCGCACGGTGTCGAGCACCGTGGTTGTGAGGGCATTGAGCACGGCCTCGGCCTGCTTGTTGGTGACATCCGCGTGGGCGGCCAGGTGCTTGATCAGGTCTTGCTTGTTCATGGATTGCTCCTTGCTGGTTAAAAACTCGGTTATGCCCCAATCAAGCCTTCTCGAGCCTTTGCATTCACCCCCATCCACAAGCACGTCAACTGCTCGCGAGTCAGGTTCGGATACTGTTCCGCTACGTCATCGAGAGCGGGCACCATCGTCTCGTTGTCCATGTGGGCGCGAACCATCGCGCATGCAGCTTTTGCCAGCTCGGGCCAAAGGTCTTTGTAAATTGGTTGGATGCTCATCGTTCCTCCAGTTGTGTCATAACAGTTCATTCAAGCCGACGCCTACGGTGCGGCTTAACTCAGGTGTTAAACCGCAGCCACGTCGAGGCTGATCGGCTGGTATTGGTCGGTGTCGCCGACCCGCTCGTAGATGCGGATGTACGGCTTGCTGCCGGCCACCTGGACGCTGTCGGCGATCGCCTGCATGGCGCGCAGCCACTTCTCGTCGTTGATGTTGAGGCGCTTCAAGCCGAGCACGCGGGCGGTGTTGATCTTTCCTTCCTTGTTCACCTGGAAGGCGTCATTGATCAGCGCCTTGATCTCGTCGCTGCTGCCTTCGGTCCAAGTTTGGATGCACTCGTCGATCAGCTGCTTGGCCGCCTGCAGGCGCTCGTCGAACACCAGGTGTTCCTGAATCTGTCGGACGATCTTGAAGCGGCCGTCGAACGACAGCAGCGTCACGTTGCCCTTCACGCCGCCCAGCTTCACGCCGTACTGCTCGCCCGACATTTCGACGAAGGCGCCGATGTCGCCGAAAGCCTTGGCCTTGAAGTCGGCCAGGACGGCCGAGGCGGCCTTGGCCTTCCCGACCAGTTCGCGCACCAGGTCGTCGCGCGCCCTGTCGATCGGCTTGACCATGTTCTCGGGGATCAGCCGGCCTTCCCCGTCTCGCCAGTAACCGGCTGGAATTGCGTTGTCCATCTAAGGCTCCTTCTTTGAATACATGCTCTTTTCCCGGCCCAGCTTCTTCATCAATTCCCGAAGCAAGGCCACGTTCTTCTTCCGCTGCTCCTCACTGATCGGAGGAGGCGGCAGGGCCTTCGGCGGATCGCGGTTGCCCAGGTTGTCCAGGAACACCTTCGGCGGCGGCCAGCGGTCGCAAATGCGGTACAGCGTGCGGAACGCCCGGCGGACACGCTCGGCGTCCAGCTGCTCGTTCCAGTTCACGGACAGGCTCTCGATCGCGGCAAGCCAGACGTCCAGGGTGAGCGTCACGCTGTCGTCGGCGGGAGCGCCGGACAGCCGCAGGGCAATCAGCCCCTGCAGGCCGCGCGCAATCTCCCGTTCGAGCCACTTCTCAACCACGTGCGCGGTCCTCCAGGGCGGCGATCGCCGACAGGGTCTTGGACGGTGTCTTGGCCAGCGCCTGGCGCGGCTCGCCGGTGGCCACCACCTGGCCTGCCTGCGGACGCCAGTTGCTGATCACCTCGTAGAGCCAGCCGTGGCTCTTGAGCGGCAGGGTCAGCCGGCCCGCGTCGCGGGCGGCGAGCGCCTGTTCGATCGCCCACACCCATGCCTCCAGCGGTGCGTCATGGACTTGGCCGTTGCGGCTGATCCGCTGGGCCTGCAGGTCGGGCAGCAGGTCGCCGACCAGGCGCGCCACGCGATCCATCGTCAGCTCGCGCGACTCCGGGCGGAACAGCGCCAGGTAGCGCACCAGGGCGGAGCCGAGCTGGCCGGACAGCTTGAAGGCGGCCGCCAAGGCTTCGCGGGACGCGTCGTGGGCAATCAGGGCGTCGAGCGACAAGGTCGCGCCGCAGCTCGGGCAGCGGGTGCGCATCAGTGCAGCCCTCCCTGCGGCTGCTGCACCACCTTGACGTGCTTGGCCACGATGTCGTCCAGCTCACGCTTCACCGCGCCTTGGTCGCCGGCCATATGGCCGAGCAACATGCGCGACAGGCGCTCGCTGATGTCCTGCGTGCCGCAGGACAGCGAGTGCAACTGGTCGGCCATCTTGAGGATCGTGGCATTGGCGCGGTGCAGTTCCTCGCGCAGCTCCGGGATCGTGCTGAAGGCTTCCGGGTTGGCCATCGTCGGGCATATGGTGATGGTCGGGCCGCTCATGCTTCCTCCCACGTCACGGTTACGCCTTGGAACTCGGTGAAGCCGCGCTTCTTGCCGGCCTCGGTACGCCACTGGCGGCCGCGCGAGCGATCCAGCAGCGGGCCAATGGACGCCTGGCGGTCGCGGTCGATCAGCACCTCGGGCTTGCCACCGCGCACCGGGAACAGCGTCTGGGCGACCACGCGGTAGCCCATGTCGCGCAAGGTGCGGACGGCCGCGTTCATGGCGCCCAGGCGATCCACCAGGCCGGCGTTGAGCACGCGGCAGGCGCTCTCCTGGGCGACCACGGTGGGCGGCTGGACGATCTTCAGCAGAGCGCCCATGTCACACCCCCTTCACCACGTCGGCGGTCACGGTCGGCACGCCGATCTCGGCGGCCAGGTTCATGCACGCGGTCAGCAGGTTGCCCACGGCCAGCGGGTACAGCAGCGAGACCGTCTCCGGGCGATCGCGCCGGGTGCTGGTGATGGTCAGCTTGGCGCGCAAGGCATCGATGCCGCTGGGGTCGATCACCTCGCCGATCGGCTTGCCCAGGCGGTCGAACTTGAACTTCAGGTACTCGTCGAGGCGGCCGCCGTCGAGCGGTGCCAGTTCCACCATCTCGCAGCGCTGCACCACCTCGCGCACGTCCTGGTTGCGCTCAGACAGCTTGGCCTTCAGCTCGGGCTGGCCGATCAGGATGATCGACAGCAGCTTCTTGAAACCCAGCTCCAGCTCGAAGAAGCGCTTCAGGTGCTTGATGGTCGGAATCGGCAGCGAGTGCGCCTCGTCGATCACCAGGCAGTGGCGGTAGCCGGCGGCGTGGGACTCGCGCAGCACCTGGTGCAGCTGGCGGAAGCGCGCCTCGGGGCTGCTCTTCGGGCGCTCCAGGGGCGCGACGGTGGCCATGATCGCCTCGGCGATGTGGGTCGCCTTCAGCGTCTTGCCCTTCTGGTCGTTGTCCTCCATCCCCAGCACATAGGGCTTGATCAGCAGAATCGGCTGGTTCTCGCGGACAATGCGGTCTTCCAGGTCGCGCATCAGCGTGGTCTTGCCGGCGCCGCTCTCGGCCACCACTGCGAGCAGGCCGCCGTGCTTGGAGGTCTGGAACATCGCCTCGCGGATGTAGCGGATATCCGGGCTGACGTACATGTCCTCGTGGGACTGGATGTCGTCCTGGAACGGGTCGCGGAACAGGCCGAAGTGTTTGCGGGCGGCTGGATAAAGGGTTTGTTTGCGCAGTAACATGGATTCCTCCTGGTTGGATTCGGTAGCAGACTTCGACTTGGGGACCGAGCGGGCCGCCGTATCCGCCAAGACAGCGCGCGGCTCGCTCACCTTTGCTTCAAGAACATTGGCCAGATCGGCCGGATCGGCGCCGATCTCGGCGAGGAAGGCGTTGATGCGCTCGCGCACGTCAGCCTGATCCACCTCCTCGAAGACGCTGGCCAGCTCGGCCTGCGCGACGCCCTTGGCCTCCAGGAAGTCGCAAATGCGTTCCTGCAGGTCCAGTTCATCCAGGCTCTTCGGCCATTCGCCGTGATTGACGATTTGCGCCACGGTCGCCTGCGAAACGTTCAGCGCCTTGGCCAGGTCAGCCTGCTTGCAGCCGGCCTTCAACAGCACGTTCTTCAGCTTCAACATCACTCACCTCCTGCCGCACGCAGCAGCTGCAGCGGTTTCTGATGGCCCGCGCGGGGGCCGGAAAGCTCGGCGACGATCGTGTCGAGCTGGTCTTGTGGGACGCCGGCCGGGTAGCGCTGCTGCAGCCAGCGGAAGCGGTCGGCAGTCCATTCGCCGCCGGCAGACTCGACCCTCGGCTTGATCTGCTTGGCGGCATCCACGTGGGAAAGCGGCGGCAGTTCCACCTTCGGCGCCACCAGGTCGTGGGCGGTGCCACGGCGCGGCAGGTAGGTCGGCAGCGTGGCGTCGTCGATGTGCTTGTACGGGTCGAGTTGGCCACCAAACGGCAGGGACTTGGCCTTGCGGGCGGCCTCGGCGGCCGCCTGGCTGTCGGTGCCGGTGACCAGCTGCTCGATGTCCTTGAGGGCGGTCTGCGCCGGTGTGTCGGCGTGGCGCTTGAAGCTTTCGCCAAACACGGCCGCCTTCTCGGAAAAGCCTAGTTCGTCCTTGAACACCTCATGGACGACATGGAACACGTCGCGGCCGTCTTCGCCCACCAGCACCACCTGGGCCGCGTCGTCGCGCCAGGGGTTGCGGGTGACCATCACCTTCTCGCCGACCATCACGCCCGGCACCGTCGAGACGTCGTACTCGCGGCCCTGGAAGGACACGCGCAGCTTCGGAGTGACCTTGCGGCTTTCCGGCTCGGCCACCGCCAGCTCGCGGCAGACCTCGACCGAGGGCGCCTTGATCAGTTGGTCGGCGCGAATCGTCATCCAAACCAGGCTGCGCGATTGGCCGTGACGGCGGTGGATTTCGGTGGCGTTGAAGTTCTCGCGCCATGCCTTGGCCAGTGTGTTCAATTCGTCCAGGCTCGCCACCGGCCGCAGCTTCAGGCCCGGCTCGAACTTGGTTTCCACCAGGTTGTTGGCGTTCTCGACCTGACCCTTGGCGCGCGCATTGCCCACCGCGTTGATCACCAGGGAGATGCCCAGCGCCCGGCACAGGTTGCGGAACAGCGCGCCGGTCATGGCCGCACCTGGGTCGGTCACGATCATCACCGGGCAGCCGTGCATCATGTCGGCGCCCCCGCGTTCCTGCATGGCGTTGATGAACACCGAGCACAGGTTCTCGCCGCTCTCGGCGCCGAGCACGTACTCGACGTACAGCCAGCCGCTGGCGTGGTCGGTGACCACGTAGCGCCACACCCGGTTGGCCGATACGCGCTCCAGGTTGCCCGGCTTGTTCTTGTAGTAGACCTGCCCTTCCATGCCCTGCAGGCCCTTGGCGCCGTTGCCCAGGTAGTACAAGGTGCACAGCGAGGCGTCGATCTGCCAGACGTGGTTCGGGTGCCTGCTGGCCAGCTCGGTCACCGGCGCCGGGGCCAGCAGCTGGTCGGGGTGCAGGCCGTACATACGCAGCGCGCGGTGGATGGTGCTTTCTGACAGCGGCCGCAGCTCGCCGGTCTCCGTGTCCAGGAACTCGGCGCGGATCGCATTGTTGGCGCGCAGCATCGTCACGGCGTCCTTGATGGAGTACAGCCGCTTGTCGTTCTTCCGGGTGGTTTCCATCAGCGCGGCCGAGATCAGCTTGGCCTCGTCGAGGGTCAAGGCACTTTGCCCGGCATCGGAGCGGCGTTTGCGTGGGGCCATGACGGCTACCTCCTTGATCTTGCGTGCCAGGGTTGCACGGGACATCCCCAGCTCCTTGCACGCGGCGTCGTAAATAGCGCCCTTGCCGCCGTGCCCGGCCTGCCGGGCGGCCAAGGCGATGGCCACCAGTCGTTCGGTCAGGACGGCGCTCATGGCTTAGGCGCCCAAAGTTTCCGCGTCGGCGCGCACCATGCGGCCTTCGGCATCGCGCTTCCAGCCCGCCGCCGCCATGTCGGCCGCCACGCGGGTGGCCGCTGCCTCGGACGCGCCGGGGCGCATCCATTCCGGGGTGTCGTCGCCATCGGGTGCGGTTTTCACATCGAACTCGCTGCGCAGCTGGCGCAGGGTCAGCTCCAGTTGGCAGATCAGCCCGGCGGTGAAGTCGCCGTGGTCGATGCCGTGTGCCTCGGTATGGTCAGCAAGCGCCTGCAGGCCGGCGCGCATGGCGCGGATGCCGACCTCGGCCTGGGCGGCCAGCGTCGTGACTTCCTTGCGGATTTCCTCGCCGACGTCGGCAGGCGGCAGCGCCTTCACGCGCTTCTTGATCTTCGCCACTTCCTCGGTGAGCTGGTCGATCTTGCTGTTCTTGTCTTCCAGCACGCGGGAGCGGGCTTCCAGGTTGGCCTCGGCTTCCTCGGCGCGCTGGGTCAGCGATTCCTTTTCCTTGGCGTGCTTGGCGATCAGGTCTTCGGCCAGCTCCAGGAAGGAATCCTTGTCGCCGGTCTTGGCCACCTCGATCAGTGCGGTCTTCTGGTCCTCCGGCAAGCGGCGGAACTGGCGCAGCTCGCGGTAACCGGCTCCGATGCGGGACAGGTTTTCCATTGCCTCCTCGCCGAAGACACGCAAATTCAGCAGGTCTTCATCGACCTTATTCGCCGAGGTGCCAAGTGCGCGGCAGAAACCATCCCAAGTCCCGACGTCGGGGATTTTGTTGCCTTCGCGGTCAACTGCCGATTTGCCGGAAAACGCCCGATACAGCTTGCTTTCCTTAATCTCCTTTAACTTCGTCAAACCCACGACCGTCGTGAGTTTTGCAATCGCGTCGGCCATTTGAATCTGGCCCCACAGCTGGTTTGCCAAGTCGCGTTCGTCGTCATAGCTGGTCTGGACAGCAGCCATCAGATTTGCCGGCGCAGCCGCATCGGGACGGAGCGCGATCTCGGGGGTAGGTTCGTGCGTGGTAACAAGGGGCTTGCGTGCCATGTCGTGTCCTTATCGTTGAATGGTGAGTCGTGAAGTCAGCTCGTCGAGGCGGCTCTTGGCGGCCTCCAGGCTGCGCAGGATGCTCATGGCCTGCTGCGCAACCCGCACCGAGGGGCGAATGCGTCCGGTCTCGGGGATGCGCTCGGCGAAGCCCTTCTCCTCCAGCGTCGCCACGTAGCGGGTGATGGAGCTGGGCTCCAGGCCGGTGGCCTTGGCCAGCTCGGTGGGCGTCAAGCCGTGGGCGAAGTTGCCGAGCAGCACGTTCAGCACATCCAGAACCTTGCCAGCGGATTGGCTGGTGCCCTTCGGTTCAGCGGCGGCCATGTTCGGCACCTCCTTGCAGGGCGGCGAGCTTCTTCTTCAGCACGCGCTCGACCAGGTCGGCGAAGGGCTTGGCGTCGTCGCCGTCGATTTCGATTTCCCCGTAGTGGGTCTCGATGCGGAAACCCCAGCGCATGTCCGGCACCTTCTTGGCCAGGTCGTAGCTGAGGAGGTCGCGTTTGTCGGGCATGGTCATTCCTCCTGAAAATCAAGTTCGGGCTGGGCGTGCTTCTCGACGTTGCCGCGATGCCAGGCGAGCGTCTGCATGGCTTCCTGGATCGCGGCCAGAACATCGGCAACGTCCGGCCGGGGTGTCTTCTCGTAGAAGTCGAGAATCTGTGTGGCGGCCGCATTCATCACCGAATGCAGGATCAGGATGTCCTCGTCTGTCACGCCACGCCCGGTGGGGATGTCGATCAAAAGCCGGCCGGAGCTGGCGGCCAGCCAGCGGGTGACGTAGTCGATGCCGCAGGCCGTCTCGTAGGGCCGGATCATGTTGGCGGGGATGCGGCCGGTCTGAATCCACTTGTAGACGGTCCAGTGATCCGTCAGCCCCATCCGCTCGGCGATGCGCTCGACGGATAGGTTGTGCCGTTCCTTGGCGAAGTCCTTGCACAGCTCCAGCGCGTGGCGCAGGGAGGTCGGCTGGATGCGCTTCCAATTGCGGCGGCTCATTGGAAGCCCCCCGAAACGGCGCCTTCCAAACAAATGCCGGATTTGCAGCTATCGGAAGCGATTTGCAGCAGATACGATGAAAGGCGGATAATTCGCACAAAGGCAAACCCATGAACGACACGCAACGCATTGCGCAACTCGAAGGGCAAATCAACGCGCTGGCTCATGCTTGGCTCACTCTGGTTGCTGCCCTGGAAACCCAGGAAGGCTTTGATGCGGCTGGCCTGCAGGCGTCGCTGCGCAAGCGGCGCTGGCCGCAGAACCCAGAGCTGAATGAACAGGCTCGGCCGGCGCTGGACTGGCTGTGCAACCAGCTGGACGAGGCGCGCGCGGTTCGCCAATCAGCAGGGCGTTAATGGGGAAGCCGAAACGGTCAAATTGCATGGCGAACCTCACGCAGCAGCCCGATGGCGGATCGGCATCAGGGCCTTGGCTGGGTCGGTGCAGATTTCGCCGGCCTTGAGCCCGAGCTTGACGGCGATTTCGTGGGCCTGGCCGCGCACGCACTTCTTGCGGCCGCCCAGGACTTCAAAGACGAGGTTCGGGGAGAACTTGTTGGCGATCGCCCATTGGGTGATGGAAACACCTTTGGCTTGAAGCTCGGCGCGGGCTTCGGCAGCAGTACGTAGTTTCATGGCTGGCTCCTTACTAGGGGCGGCTGGCACTTGGCAGAGTGCCGTTTAAGTTGTCGTTCGTTGTGAAACGGTGTGATCGAATTATTGTGGAACTGTTCCACAGTGTCAAGCGGAGAATGTGGAATTGATACACGTGCGCTTAAAGGAGGAGCTGGATCGACTTGGCCTGAAGCCAGCAGCGGCTGCAAAGGCCGTTGGCGAACCAGACTCTCAGGGCCTGAGGGACGTTCTCGGTGGGAGGAAGCGCCTGTCGGCCGACCTATTGGCGGCCCTCGGAACGACCGGCGTTGACGTCGCGTATGTGCTCACGGGCCATCGTGCCGACATGTCGCTGACGGCCGATGAGCGCTTGCTCGTCGAGCGGTATCGAGAAAGCCCAAAGCCCCTGCGGGACGCCGCATTGCGCGTGCTGCTTGGGGCCGAGCAGCCTACGGGTGGTGCTGCGCCGCAAACCTTC